ATAGTGCCCAAGTAAATAAATTATCTTTGGGATCAAACCAACTAAAGTTGCAATAGTAATTTAATTTTTTCATTTAACAAAATTTTCAACTACGGAATCATTACCCTCGTGTGAAATAATTTTTGGTACACTCGCATAAGCAACGCAATCGGTAGACCTTAAAATAATCTGCAAATTAGCATCAGCAGTCCAAGTTACTTTACAATTATGATCATATAAAATTTTAGCATATTCTCTACCTACAGCAAATCCCATAGTTGAATCCGGAAAAAAGTGCCCGTTTCTATCTATTTTAATTAAATTGGACGAATAATTTGGCGGTGGACTTACATCCTGATGCCCATATCCAATATAAAATAATTGCCAATCTTCGGGGAGTTGATTATAAATTTCTTCAAATTTATCAATACCTTCAGTAATACAAGTATCATCTTCAAGTATTAAACAGTTTCGTAAATCACTATCAAGAATATACTTAAATATTTTATTGAAACTTTCAGCACATCCAATTTGTCCAGGATATCTTAGCTGACATCCATTATCATAATAAGATTGAATGTCAAGTTCTTCATAACTTACGCCATAAAAAAAAGAATAATCAATTCCTTCCAACCTAGAAGATATTCGTTCTCTTCTACTTTTAGAAATTTCATGATTTGTAGTTAAAACGATTACTTTATCAAAACACTTATTAAATGGATGCATACTTACTTTCCCCCCAAATTTAATTAATTTGAATTACTTCATTCAGCCCTTTTGAATGGATTGCTTCTGGATAATTTCTAACATAGTTGTGCCTATAGATTTTTGGTTTATCCATTTTATATGAATTTACCATATCCAAAAATCCAGTTTGCATCATATGAATTTCTTCAGCATTCTCAAGTAGTTTAATATAATCAAACATCTTGAATTGATAATCATTACGAATTACTTTATATTCATCATTAACTTTAGTCATATCAATATTATATCCTCTCTTTGGGTCATCCAATACAAAGATATATTTTTCACCATCAGGATTTAGAGTTTTACAAACCTCTTCTTCTTTTTCCAAATTTCTTTCAAAATAAAACTCATCAAATCTAATTTGAAAATCAAGACCTGCAAGATAATAGAATGCCTCATCAAATGTCATTCTATCTAAACAACTATCAAGATTCTGGAATCCAGGTTTAATCAAATTATTTTTGACTGAAATATTTTTATTAATAAACTCAACAACTTGTTCATCATCCAAGAAATTAAAAATTTCTAAGTTATTTAAATCACGATACATATAATTTATATTATCATAATAATGGTCTTTGCAAAAGACAACAACATTATCATATTTCTTACAGAAATAACGAATCATACCATTACAAATAATATGATCCCCAAGTCCCATATGATGGTAAATATATTTGAGTGACATATCACACAATTCCTTTATAAAGTTTTACAGAATCCTCACGAAGTGTTCTTCCAGTTGCAATAGCATTATCTACAAGAAGATTAACTGCTTGCACCAGGCGAGGACGCTTTACCTTGAAGCAGATATCAATTTTACGCTTCAACTCAGCAACCTCTGTATCAGTCTTTGCCTCTTGAATTGCATCCTCCAACATCCACATACGAGTGTGGAGGATAGAAAGTTTTTCAATTACTTCACCTAGATTATCAGTCTCAATGTATTCAACATCAGGAAGTTCTCTACGAGAAAGAACTTCATCAATAGTCTCCTTAATACATTGGTCAATTAAATCACCAAACTTACTCATAACTCTCCTAAGATTTTTTCTAAAAGATTCATATCTTTGTTAGAAACAAACTGATTGTTTCCGATGTAGATTCCATTCTCGTGAAGAATATCTACATTTAAGTTTTCTGTTTTACCGCTGATTGAGTATCCTTTAAGATAAGGTTGTCTTAAAAGATTTCCACCAACTACTGGTCTATATTCAATTTTATATTTGTTTAGTAAAGAAATTAATCTTGCTTTAATCTCTTTAGTTTTGCAAATAAAAGGAAAACAGAAGCAACTATTACCTTCATTATACACTATTGGATAGAAATTGTCTCTATTTTTTTGAGATGACATAATTTCTACAAATCTAAAGTATGCCTTGTCTCTGTTATCAATAAACTTATCAAGTCTCTTTAGTTGAGATAAACCCAATACAGCACCAAACTCAGTATTCCTAAAGTTATACCCATCACTTACAAATAAAAATGACTTTTCTATTTCTGGGTTTTTATTAACATAGTATTTGAATTGGTCTGAGACCCTTGCTAGCCCATGAGACCTTTTCATCTTCATCAAATCATATAATTCCCAACTATCAGTAGAAATCATTCCACCTTCTACAGTAGACATGTGGTGTCCAAAGTAGAAACTAAAAGTTGCGCCAAGACTAGTTTTACCTATCTTATTTCCATTTTTATCAAGACATCCATGAGACTCACAAACATCATCAATAAACAGTGCGTTCGGAAGTATCTTTTTGTATTCTCCAATCTCTGCAGGAATGCCTAATAAATGAGTTACAAATACTAGTTTAATATCTGGATGGGACCTAGATATGGTTTTTAGATTGTCTAAATCAAAACTATAATTCTCAAGATTTACATCACAAAAAATAGGAGTAAGTCCCATTTGAATAATTGGATTAATATTTGTAACCCAAGTGCAAGATGGAACTAAAACTTTATCACCTTTTTGAAGACCATACTTTTCTATGATTGAAGATACTAGTAAAAAGTTTGCAGTGCTTCCAGAAGTTACAAATAAAGAATATTTACATCCTAACCACTTTGACCACTCCTTTTCAAATTGCTCAACATTTTTACCCTGAGTAAACTTATCAGAAGTTAAAACAAACTTAGCAAGTTGAAACCTATCCCACAAAGAGATAGAATTCTTCATAAGTGGCCACTTATAGTCTGACATAATTACTCCTATTCTTTAAGAACCAATCGATAGTGATTTTTAGACCATCTTCCAGAGAAGTTTTTGCCTTCCATCCTAACGAATCCATCTTTGAAGTATCTAGTGCTCTACGAGGAGTGCCATTTGGTTTAGAAGTATCCCAAACTAGTTCTCCAGTATAACCGACCAGATTGGATACAATCTCAGATAGTTCTTTAATACTTACTTCCCTATCGGGTCCAATGTTGATAATATCCGGATTATTGTAGTTATTCATCAAGAAAACAAGACCATCTGCAAGATCATCAGAAAAAAGAAATTCTCTAGTTGGACTTCCATCACCAAAACACATTATACTTTCCACACCAGAGTCTTTTGCACTCACAAACTTATTGATAAAACTTGGAATTACGTGACACTGCTCCAGAATAAAATTATCATTAATACCATAAAGGTTATTTGGCATTACAGAAACAGTTGGAAATCCATACTGCTCTGTATATTTTTTACACATCATATATCCAGCAATTTTTGCCAGAGAGTATGAAATGTTAGTTTCTTCAAGTGGACCAGTAAGCAAGTATTCTTCTTTGACAGGAATTGGAGCGTGCTTGGGGTAAATGCAAGCAGATCCTAGAAATAGCAATTTCTTACAACCATTGCGATATGCAGCATCAATTACATTCGTTTGAATCTGTAAGTTTTCACGAATAAAGTCTGCAGGAATTGCTTTATTATAACCAATACCTCCTACCTTTGCTGCACCAAGAAAAACATATTCAGGTCTTTCTTCTGCGAAGAATTCGTCAACATCTTTCTGGATTCTTAAATCTAATTGTGCTCTTGAACGAGTCAAGAGATTTGTGTAACCATTAGATATCAAATGTCTGGAAATTGCAGATCCAACGAGTCCCCTATGTCCTGCAATAAAAATTTTAGAATCAGTTTCCATTAATACACATATCCTCAACTAATTGTTTAAAAGAAGTTTTGGGAATCCAACCCATTTTTTCTTTTGCCTTTGTGGCATCACCCAATAAAGTTTCAACCTCAGCAGGTCGAAAATATTTAGGATTTACTTGAATAACCTTTTTTCCTGTATTTGTGTCATATCCAACTTCATCAAGTCCTTCACCCTCCCAAGAGATATTCATATTAAAATACGGGGCGGCTTCTTCTACAAACTCCCGAACCGAATATTGCTCTCCTGTGGCGATCACATAATCATCTGGTTCATCTTGCTGAAGCATCAACCACATCGCTTCTACAAAGTCTTTAGCGTGTCCCCAATCACGTTTTGCGTTCAGATTCCCGAGATATAGTATATCTTGTTGCCCAGTTGAAATGCGTGATAATCCTTTAGTGATTTTTCTTGTGACAAAAGTTTCTCCTCTTCTAGGGGATTCGTGATTGAAAAGAATTCCAGAACTTGCATGTAGTCCATAAGACTCTCTGTAGTTTTTGACGATCCAGTATCCATAAACTTTTGCAACTCCATAAGGTGAACGAGGATAAAAAGGTGTAGTTTCTTTTTGAGGAATTTCTTGAACTTTACCAAACATTTCTGATGTTGATGCTTGATAAATTCTTGTTTTATCTTCCATTCCCAAAAGACGAACTGCTTCAAGAATACGAAGAGTGCCAAGAGCATCTGTTTGTCCAGTATATTCTGGCATCTCAAAAGAAACTTTTACATGACTTTGAGCACCTAGATTATAAATCTCATCAGGTTGAACTTGCTGAATTACTCTTACAAGATTGGTAGAATCTGTCAGATCTCCATAATGAAGTTTAACTTTATTATAAATGTGGTCAATTCTTTGCGTATTAATTAATGAGGCACGTCTAATAATTCCATGAACTTCATATCCTTTTTCCAAAAGAAGTTCTGCCAAATATGAACCATCTTGGCCAGTAATACCAGTGATTAGTGCTTTTTTCACAAATCATACCCTCCCATAATCATCTTGAATTCTAACAATGTCATTTTCATCACATATTTCTCCCAATTGAATTTCTATAATCATTATACCATTATCTCCACCAGTAACTCTATGAGATGAATTTAATGGTACAAATATATAGTCCCCAATATTAATACTTCTGGAAACATCATTTACTTCAACAACACCATCTCCAAAAACCACTATCCAATGCTCATCTCTATGCTTATGATACTGTAATGATATTTTTTGATTGGGACTAATAAAAAGTCTTTTTACTTTATATGAACTTTCTTCTTGTATGTTTTCATACCATCCCCAAGGCCTATATACTTTTTCAATCATACTTGACAATTAGTAAAATCTACCTGCCCATTTCTAGTTGCCCAGATTGGATATTCTTTACCGTAAGTGTTCCATATCTTTGCTTGTTCTGGACCAACAGGAACACCAGATAATCCAGCAGCATTCCAAACTTTTTCATATGTATCATCCTCATGAAAGGTAAAGTCATGAGTTTCTGCTTTTTTCTTCAAAAGTAGTGACCAAATAGATTGATCGTGACGATTTTCTCTGAAGATATTATTATTAATAAGTTTTGAGGGACTATCATCTAAATACCTTCCACCATCTTCTACACAAATGTCAATCCATTTCTGAACCAATTCTTTTATCATTGGAGTATTCTTTAAAAGAAAAATTCCCGAAATTATTTGTCTGGTCATTAAATACGCATCATCATCTCCAATAATATGACGATATGTATCCATTTTTGTCCACTGAATTTCTGGAAGATCCAAAGTAAAAAACACTCCTTCAGTATCCAAACATTCTTGATAATATTGTTGAAGTTTTTCTAATCCATTTTTATTCAGTTCACAACCAGAATCAACATAAAGCAAAACATCATTTTCTGGAATTTGATTTAATGCTTCCAGGATAAAATAAGGTTTACAAGCATAATAACCATAGTATCTGCGCTGCATTCCAGAACGCTGAGTCATCATCGACTTTGCGTGATTTTCCCAAAATGGATTATTTTTCAAATCCCTTTCTCCGTATTCAAAAATAGATTTAAATACTCCAAAGCTTTCTGCTTGGTTTCTAATTCTACTTTTGCCGATAGAAAAGTTATTATCACCAAAATAAGTTAAATGTAAGTTCATATTTAATAAACTTCTTGATAATACATTATAGCAAAAAGGAGGAGTTTATGCAACTCCTCCTTTAGCAATTTACAGGCTCGCCACTTGCCCTTTAACTGGAGGCAAGAAACCAGGCGGAGAAAGAATTCCCCATCCGCACCACTTGCTCTTGAGAGAAGCAAGAAACTCAAAATAGGGTCATATTGACTCCACCAGTACTTTTAGAGTCTCTCCGTGACTTAAGGGGTTTGCTCCCGACCAGTGCTGTTATAGTCCGTCCGTGACTTATTGTGAAATCAGAGATGCAAAACTACCAGGTCTTACTTTAGACGATTCAGTTTTAACTTCTTTTTTAACTTCGGGTTTAGATGAAGGTGTGAAAGAGAAAGAAGTTTTTTCTGGGGAAGTTTTCTTAGACATTTTTGAGTAAGATTTTACTTTTATTTAGTTATTCACCATCGTCTTTAATATAGCAAGGAACTCTATCTGGGTCTAACCACTTTGCATATTCAATATCTTCCATAGCAGTAGTGCATTGTAAACCATTATCAAAGAGATAAATGTCATTCCAACGTTTGGTATAGAAGTTTTGTTTTTGCAAACGATAGTCAGGCATTCCATTTATTTCAAGGATACCAACTTCAATAAAGCGATATCCTTCACGTTCCAAAAGTACTTTAGGAAGTTTCGATGTCATGCAACCTCAACAGATTCAAGATCTTGATAGACATATTCCATAAGCATCTCATAATCATCCAAAGGATCACCAGAGAATACTACACCTTCACTCTCATAGTACCGACGAACTTTCTTGTAAAGTTTCGGATTCTTTACATCAAGATAAAATTCACCGTTTGCTGCACCACGAAGAGTTTGAACGTCTTTCTTGAATTTTGCTGTAAGAGTCATTGTTTTGAATGTTGACCTTAGTATTATAAGGGTTTGACTTGGGAAAGTTAAGGAGGACAGTTTGATTTCTGTCCTATGCTCGATGAGAGGATCGAACTCTCCTGGAACCGATTATGAGTCGGGTGCTTTCACCAGATAGCTAATCGAGCAATAGGAGTACTGAGAGTTGAACTCAGACTACCCCGTTATAAGCAGGGCGCTCTAACCATTAAGCTATACTCCCATAAAATCACGAACCTTTTTCGTGATCATTGTGGATTCGTATGAGTTCCTCATCCACAACTGATTCTACTGCGTACTTTATGGTTTCGTTGTAAGGAACTATCACTGCGCTATTGTCTCCATCTCGTATGATAAATGATTCACCGTTTTCTACTCTTTGCATTAGATTATCAAAATTAGATTGAAACTCTTCAACTGTAAAAGATTCAAGTTCGTTTAGTTCTTGCATTTTCATAAAGTGATTTTATGAGTCGGGGTGACAGGATTCGAACCTGCGACCTAATGCTCCCAAAGCATCCGCGCTACCAAGCTGCGCCACACCCCGTTACTTCTCTCTATGTATAAACATAATACCAGCAAAAGGAACTACTGTCAACCCCATCCCACAGAGAAAAAGAAAGAATGGACTTGATGCAAGTGATTCTACGATGTGAAAAATCATTGTGGATATGCGTGGGTAAGTCCCCAATGAATGAAAGACCCTATCAGTATAGCATAGATGAGAGTGGAAATCAAGAGTGTTTTAGTCATCACATTCCTCCATTTCTAAAGCCAACAATGTAACCAATGATTATTCCACACATAAAAGCAATAAACATATAAAGCATGTGCGAAAAAAATTCAATGAATATTAACCAATCAGTCGTCGTCATCTTCATCCTCGTATGTAGATGGTTCTTCAAATAATTCATTCATTTTCAATTCCAGAACTCTTTGTTGTAGTTCTTTTAAATCCTCTTCTGTTAGAGCAATCATTTATCTTTGAGTAGTTCTTCTATTCGTTTACGCATGTTCTCACTATCTTGTTTAAGATAATCACGCAAAGAATATCCACGCTGCCCTCTCATAATACATGTTCCTTGATAGAACATTGTGGCAGCAAATACTAAAAGGAAAATGATTCCTATTATTTCAGGGTAATGTTGAGCCATGGAAATAGTGGTGGAATTACTCCAATGAGTCGAAGCAGACCTTCAGCAAAAAGAGCAAGAACAACCCAACCAACACACATTGAAATAATCGAAGCATTACGATTATGTTTTCGTATGGCATCATCAATCATCTCCTGCACTTCAGAACGACTAATAAATTCATCACCAGGTTCCATCACTTCTCATCTCCCAAAAATTTTGCGAGAGGGTCTATTCTGGTTTT